CATTTCGTATCAGCCCAGCTTGTAAGATATGCCCAAATATCATCATTTAAGTCATTCTTATGTTCCTCATACCAATCCGCCACGCATTGCGATACTACTGGTTTCGGGAAGAATGAATCATATAAATCCTCTGCGTGGGCTATTGATAGGCGCCCTGCTGTTGCTAGTTTCTGTACTGCTTCATTTCTAGTCATTCTACTCACTCCCTTAATCGACATTTTTAAGTTTTACAGGCACCCACATTTTAGGGTTGTAATTGATCTCATATTTGTATTTTGAAACATTCGGTACTTCAACATCTTCTACTACATAAGAGACATTATCTGACAAACCGATAATATGTTTTTGATATTTGTTCTTACCATTTTCTACAACAATTTCAAGTTGTTTATCATGAGTATCAGCCTTGATGGACATCCTACCGCTCATTTGGAACATTACGTCATTTGTAATAGCATCAATCACCGTTACTTTTCGAACAACATTAAAGTTATCCGACTCTTGAGATAAATTTTCAGATACTCTATTTGCCTCTGAGCAACCAGTTAAAAATAATAAACCACTTACAGCAATAATTGCCATTTTACTTAATTTGTTCATGCTTCCACCTCTTCCAACTCCACTGTATACATCCTAGGATTACGATATTTAACACCTCTCAAACGATGTAGCTCGTTGATAGCGTCGTTCTTGTTGCTGAAAACATGCTCACTGTCTTCCATGTTGTCGTAGTATACGATAACTTTATATTTCATGATTCTGCTTCCTCTACTTCGTAATAATCGATTTTGGCAAAATTCTTAGGACTAATAGTAATCATCCTCTCTTCTGGCTCAATCTGCTGCAATTGAAGATAATCTATATTTCCTCGTCCAAGCCATTCCAGCATGTCACGAATGAGTTTATAGTTTTCTTTGACCTTGATAGTTTCATCCATATATGGATTCTGTAATCTAATTTCTGTCATTGTTTTACTTCCTTTACTTGCATAGTTCAACCATCCTCGTTAGTAATTCTTCGTCCGGCAACTGCTCCAGCATTAGTATGCGGTTGAGTTTCTTTGCGTTGATACCCAACTTAGCGCTGATATATTCCACATCTTCGTGATTGGCCCAGAACCATCTCGAGAATTCTTGCGTTTGACCTAATACGCTTGTGTGGTCATAACTCCCTGGAGCATATACACCGACTAGCTTGTCCTTGTATTTGCTATTCATTCCAACTCCTTAATTTCAAATTCAATGCGTGGATTAGGACTGTACTTCTTGCGAGCTCTCAACTCGCACACAATACTGTCATCCGTCCAAACAATCCCTTTCTTATCGGCCTTGTTATAACCAGCTTTTGAGATACTATCAAAGAGCGATTTGACAAGATTATCAACGTCTGGAGTTTTCGCATGCCAAAGCATTTCAGCCATGAATTTCTTGAATATATCCCACGTTTTGGCTCTAGCCTTTGGCGTGGGCATTTTTGATACATTAAGCGGGGCTTTCATGTAAAATACGACATCGACTGAAATAGGACCGTCGTAGAATTGTCCGTCATATTCTTGCTCGATAAGTTGCGAACATTGACGACGCCATGCCTTCATTTTAGGGTCTTCGTAAGTTCCGAATTTGCTGAATCGTGGCCTTGTTTGAGGTTTAGGCTCAATGTTTAAAATCATTTTCATGTTTTCACCAAATCAGAAGGGTAGATCTGAATCTTGGATATCCATAGGGTTTGAATTACCAAACGGATTGCCGTTATTTTTTGAATAACTTGGCGCTTGCTGTTGAGATTGATTATAACCACCGTTAGCATTGCCACCTTCACGCGCCGCTCGGCTTTCCAGCATTTGGAAGTTTTCAGCGACAACCTCGGTTACATACACACGTTGACCTTGCTGATTCTCGTAGCTACGTGTCTGAATACGTCCAGTAATTCCAATCAATGCGCCTTTCTTAGCCCAGTTAGCCAAATTCTCAGCTTGCTGACGCCAGATAACACAGTTGATAAAGTCCGTTTCACGTTCGCCGTTAGCGTCCTTAAAGGTACGGTTAACCGCAAGGCTAAATGTTGCAACAGCAACATTGCTAGGCGTGTAGCGTAGCTCTGGGTCTCTTGTCAATCTTCCGACAAGACAGACTGAATTAATCATAGTTTTCTCTCCTTCTATTCACGATTTAGTAAATCGTCCAGTTTGGGTTTAGATTTTGGTCTTGACATTAACTTAAATGTATTTTCAATTCTTCTTCGGTCATACTAGCTATGTTTTGATAGCCGCTGACAGTGTAGTTTTGTTTGTATTCCCAACCGTTTTTGCTAAGTAAACGTTTAAATCTGTCTTTATCGTCTGAATCTTCAAAGTAGACTTCAAGTGTCATTTTTTGGCGATAACGTTTTGATTCTGGAATGTTAGCTTCTTCAATTGTTGGCGTGTTTTCGATAATTTCGCCCGTTTCTGAATCGACAACTAATGCCGTTGGTTTCGTTTCTGCTATCTTTTCTTTTTGTTTTTGCAATTCAGCTTGTCGTAGTGCTTCTTGTTCTTGTCTTTTGCGTTCAGCTTCTTGTTCTTGTAATTCAAAAGCATGGTCTGAACGAATCTGATCTAACACCTCTGCTAATGTCAGATTTTGAAGCATACGGATATACGGTTGGTCGGTCATTCCGTACTCTGAACAAAGTCCAGATATGGATTGAGTGGCTTTTTTAAATTCCTCTTGTTTTTGATATTCAAAAGTAACCATGTCGTCTAATGCCTTCATAGTCGCTTTTTTAAGAGTTACACCGTCCGCCATAAAATCGCCATTTTTGATGTATTCCGTTGCTTTTCCATCAAAAATGCGAGGGTCAATCATATAGTCGCTGGCTTTGTTAGCTAAATAGCTTTTAACAGTGTCCAATCTCAGTGCTTTTTGATGATTTTCGAACTCTTTCACATCATTTGCAATTTGGTTGATAATGTTTTTAAGAGGTTTCTCTGTTTCCTTGATATATTTTTCAAAATCCGTCGCTGGTTTTGATAACTCATTCTTGATTTTGATACGTTCGTCTGAAATTTGCTTGGTTAATTTTCGTAATTCAGCCAAAACTTTCTTGTCGTCTTTGATAGTGCCAGCAGTGACTGTGTAATTTTGATACTTAGCAACTACATCAGCAATGCCTTTTTCAAAAACCTCTTGCCCTACAATTTCAACTTTAGCTTGTTCAATATTAACTTGTAATTCTTGCATTGTTCACACCTCGTTAATAGTCGAGAAGTTCGCCTTGAACTGGCTCGTTTTGTGAATTGGCAACCGGTTGAGAATCGCTTTCACTTGTTTGTTGGAAATGCGTTTGTTCTTGCTTCATTTGTTCGATTTGCGCCAGCTTACGAGCTCTAACATCCTCTTGTGTCTCTTGTGGCGTTACATCCTTGATTCTGTCGAATGTTTCACCGCCGTCATCCTCAGTGTACATATTTCCTAAATCCTCTGGGAAAGCTTCACGTAAGGCATTGACAAGAGCGGTTTTTCTAATCATGGTAGCTGGCATAGCGTTCCAAGTGCTTTGCTTTTTATCGTATTCTTCACGACTAACGAAAACCTCTACAGGAACCTTGAAATTCTTGCGGTAAACTCTTGCCCAGCCACCGACGAGCGTGTCGTTAGGTAGCAGCAGCGCCCCTTTCCGCTCTACCATATCACCAGAATCGTCAACAACTACCACTCCGGCTTCAAAGCCTTCATAGTTTGGGTTTTGTGCTGCACGCTTCAAGAATGCTTCTTTTGAGACAATTAAGCTAAATTCAGCCCCACCATTTTTCTTTTTGTAAGCTACGATATAGACCTCGTTTAGCAATGGGTTGAGGTTACGACCTTTAATCAGCGATAAAGCTTGCCCAACTTGTTTTTCTGTCAATAAATCTTGTGGGTCGTAGTAGCGTTTAATATCTTGAAACGTCCAAACGCTTGTATCTGTTGAAATATCCCTTTTGTTTTGTGTTTGTAGTTGATTTGTCATGTTTTTATCTCCCTTGGGGTTTTCTAGTGTACGCTAAAAATCTGCGTCGATTTCTTAGCGAAATACATATATTCATTAATTTTCTCGATAAACGAATACAGATCTAAATCATCCATCATTTTCTGTTTGTGCTCTTTTGAGAATACAAGGCCGTGAATACGCTCGTAGTCTTCAAAGAGCTTTAGTTTTACTTCTTCTTCCGTCATAGCATCATCCTTCTAGCTGTTTTAGCTGATTGAGTGTATAGCGCTTATCTTTGATGTTGAGTGCTTTAAATACATTCCCTTCCAGTCCTGTCCGAATGCGGCTTGCGACACGTTCGCTGTAAAGGTTTGCAATTTCATCATTGCTTAAGTTGGTTGAGATAATCGTATTCTTGCGATGACTGAGCACGTCAAAGATAAATTCTTCTTCCCACGCTGACTTAGAGCGCCCTGAATCACTTTGTTTAACGCCTAAATCGTCCAGGATGAGATAATCAACCTCCACCAACAGTCTTGAATAGTAACCCTCTTTGCTCTCAAACTTAAAGCTCTCTCGGACTTTCCGTAATATTTCGGTCAAATTCACGAATAGCACACTCTTTGGTGTTCCTCTTTCCTTGAAAGTCTCATTCAGCGTTTTAGCCATTGCAATAGTCAAGTGAGTTTTACCGATTCCAGTAGTTCCCGTTAGCAAGGTGTTCCCGTCTACGCCATCAAGATATTTCTGCGTTTGTCTCTTCACGAAATCTAGCAGATTCTTTTCCTCTTGCGTTCTAGCGATGAAGTTATCAAAAGATGCTGACTTTAGCTCTTCGGGAATAGTGCTATCTCTCATAAGCACGTCATACGTTCTCAGATAGAGGTTTCTCTTCATGCTCTCTTTTGCCATCTCTTCTTCCTTTTTGTCTCTTTGCTCTTTGGCACACTTTGGACAAACTGGAGAGGGTTTGCGTGGTTGTTCTTCACCCGCAATTTTAACGTGGATATTAAGCTGTAACATCGGTACCCCATGAATAGGACAAACGTCCCCTAGCCTTTTTGTGTTTGCTATAATTTCAGCTTGCGATAGCATATAGATATCACCCCTTCCTAAAATGGGTTTTCATCCGTTCGAGTAGCTACCCATTCTTCATAAGTTTGTGGCTCTTTCTTTTGTTGTTTCTTGCCCTTATGATTTGCTTTGCTATTCCTAACAAGTTCAACCGTCATTAAGTTGTCTTGTTTCCATCGGTTTAAGATAGCCTTAATATATGCAAAGTTTGCCTTACCTTGGCTTACTGCTTCTTTTAGTGCTTCAAGAATAACGTCAGCGTTAAAATCTTCTAGCATGTACTGTAAGTCTTGCGTTTGGAGTGGTGATAGCGGTCTGCCTATCTCAGCTTCGAAAGATTGATAAAGATTTACAAGGTCTTGATTAAGAGGGGGAGTAGTGGTAGGTTGTTTTTCTTCTCTTACCTCTCCTCCCCTATCCTCTCCTATCCTATCCTCTCCTCCCCTATCCTCTCCTATGCAACCATTTGTCTGACATTTGGTTGTCAGTTGGTTGTCAGTTGGTTGCACATCTGACAACCACTGATATTTATTGCCTTCTACCAGTGCTATTTGTTGCATTTCCTCTGTGAATCTAGTGGGTTTCTTTCTATCCTTCCTAATAGAATTGTGTTCTGTCCAATCTGTTATAACTACCACTCCACTGTTAAACAACAGTACATAGTTGCCCTCGATTAGAAGTTTCATGTCTTCTTTCGTTGTGCCAACCAATCGCATGATAGTTTTAGGATTTCCGACAAAACCATCATCGTCAGCCTCTAGGTTTAAGAAGAAGTATAAAGCCTTTGTTGTAGGAGGTAAGTCAAGAAAATCATCAGTCATTACGACATCTCTACTGAACATCCTTCTATTTGCCACTTGTTCCTCCTTTTCTTTTGTGTTATAATCAAGTAAATTGTTTTGATGAACGTTGCACCTTTTGGAGTTTTCCAAGGGTGCTTTTTTTAATGCCTACCCTCCCACCACTTCATGTTCTGTTACTTCGCCAAGAAGTCTAGGAGTGCTTTGATGCCATCTTTCATGGATTCTTCACGCTCCGTGCGTTCAAAGCCCGAGCCGTCAAGCTTAGTTACGTTGTATTCAGCTTCTACGATAAGCACTTCGCAGCCAAACGCTTCGGCAAGTTTATCAAGTTCGGTTTTTTGTTCTTCATACGAATCGAACGGTAAAATTAGTGCACCTCTTAACTCAGTAGTAAAACCCGCTTCAAATGCTAAGCTACCTCTGTCTTTGTATTTTCCAAGAAATCTATCTTTTTCTGCGCTGTAAAATACGACTAGTTTATTGTTTTCTTTCATGATTATTCTTCCTCACCTTCGTTGTACTTCTTGAAGCTCAATGCCAAACTTGCGATACCTGCAGCGATAACTACAAGGCCAAGAGTTGACATGATGCCCTCTTTTTCGCCAGTGTTTGGCAAGACACCACCGTAAACCGTTGTATTTGCCACCTCTTTTGGCCCAGAATCGAGTTTATAAGAGACTGTGGTGGTAGATTGTGCCACTTTGCCATTAGAACGCTCTACGCTCGTTTTAGGGGCTTTTTCTGGCGTGCTAGGTTTTTCTGGTGTTGGTTTAGTTGGTTCCTCTGGGATTTCTAGTTCTGGCAAGTCCAAGATAGGTGCATCATTTGGAACGACTCCGCCCTCGAATGGTGGCAACTCACGTACTTCTGGAATGCCCGGAATACCACCTTGGAATTCTGGCTTGTCGTGCACTGGTGCTTCATTCGGTACTGTGCCGATAGGCTCAGTGTACTCTGGCAATTCTCGAACCTCTGGGATTCCCGGAATGCCACCCTCGAATTCTGGGATGTCAACTTTAGGCGCATCATGCGGAATTTCAAACGTTGGTTCTGGTTTGTTTTCGCCAGACGCATCACCACGTCCGCCAACCAATTGGACCTTAGATGTTGAGATAGCCCCAGCATCTACCGCTACCAATGTAGCCTTGTTAGTCGGATTAGTTGAATCTTTAACCGCTGATTTCAAGCGAGTTTGATAGTCGATGTACATAATGCGGTTAAATTCTTTAAATTTGGCATTGAACCCGTCTGCTCGGACGTTCCATGATTCCAAGTAATCCTTGGCAGCATGGTCAATACCAGTCCACTTGATAGGGTCTTCGACAAAGTAGATATTCTGTGAGCCATCTACGAACTCTTGATTATCTGACCAGGTATCTTGCAATTTTGCATAGTTCAAGACCTGACGAGCAGTGTTCAGACGCAATGTCCAATTGATGATTTGAGGGTTATCTTTATTTTGACTGCCCCACTTAGAGAGAAGTTCATCTGTTGGAAGTGGGCCTTCCTCTGCGATTTCAAAGGTCTTAACAGTGCCGTCGAAATTCACTGTCACTGGTTTACCCGGTTCAACGACATCAAGCCATTTAGCGTCGAATTTCAAAGACATCTTTTTATTCAATGGGTGCTCAGTGAAGTAATTATTAAATGTCGTTGTGATCACTCGTGTTTGAGCATCCGCGTTTGCTTTACCAACGATATTCTCGTTGTTGTAAACATCGAAATCGAATGATGTTTGAAGTCCGATTTCTTTAGGTAGCTCAGTTACTACTTTGTCACCTTCGTTAATTGCCATATCGTCTGGAAACTCAATATCTTTATATTCCACTTCAAACGGGCTGTACTTCCCAGTGCCATTAGGGAAATCCACTTGCACGTCAGGGTTTGTCACTGTGATAGTGTCGCCCTCTTTGACGAAACTTGTAGGCGCTGCCGGTGTTTCAGCTACTGGTTGAGCTGCTTCTGTAGTTGTTGCTGGTGCTTCTGTAGCAACCGCTGGTGTTTCGACTGGTGCCACTGTTTCGCTAGGTGTCACAGTGATATTCCCAGAATTGTCCGCTGTGTACACATTAGACACCGCTGGTTGAGTGTCTGCCACTGGTTGAGTAGTTTCGTCTGCTGATACTGATCCTGCACCGATAAGCAATGCTGTAGCAAGTGCGAGCGTGCCACACAAGCCATAGGCTTTGCTTTTAGTGAAAGATGGTTTTGCAATTGTTTGTGAAATCATGGTATAATCTCCTTAGATGTTATTTCTAGCACAGGCCCTTACCTGTGCTTTTTTAGTGCTTCAATCCGCACCCATCGCCCACCGTTTCATGTTTTTTCAATGTTTTATTAGACTTATGAATGGGAAAATTAGGAAAAAAGTAATTTAGTAAAGATTTTTTGGGGAAAGGTATAAATTACACTCCACGGTGAGCCGTGGCTACGGATTGAAGATGGTAATATTATCGGTTTCCGTATTTTGCCAATAGCTCACGCTCACGTTGTTGGCGTGCTTCATATTTCTGGTCGTTGATTTCTCGTGGTGTCCATACTGGCTCGAAGAAGTATTCTTGTTGCGGTTGTTTTTTTGACCAAATCCAGTTAAATAGTTTTGATGCTTTCATTTGTTTGTTTCCTTTCGTGATACAATTGAGTTATCCCAAATGAAGGGAGGTGGAATTATGAGCGAACAATTCGATGCATTTAAACAAGCAGCTGACAAGGCACTAACCGAATTTGCGGGCGGTTCTGATGCTATCGTCAAACTTGTTGATGAATTACTCAAAGCCCAAGCAGTTGATCTTGAAACTTCATTCAAGCTTCAAGAAGTTGATAAGCTTAATGCAAAGATTTCTAAACTCGAGAGCCGAGTTGCTGAATTGAATGATCAACTTTCTCGACACGATAAGTAGCTTCATTCAACCGTTTTAAAGCAGATATGCGCTCTTGCTCAACGCTGACATAGAATGCTTCTCTAGCTTTAATCCATTCCTCTAGCAAGTCGCTAGGGGTTTTTGTTATTTGCCGTGAATACGGCCATCTTGTTGGCCTCATGTTGCATTGTATTTCCTTTCTTCTATTACCCAACCGCACCAACGAACTAACGAAGCATTTAAATTTAGGAGTCATCGTTAATGATATGTTTACGTACTTACCGCTAGCCACTTGGTAGGCCTTTTGTTGATATTGTTTAAAAAAAGGATAATTATTTTTTTGCTTCGTTAGCTCGCTGCTACGGTTGGGATATTGATGTTATTTGAATCTGTTTCTAGTTTTCCATTCGATGAAGGATTTGAAGCCTTCATAGTTGATGAAAACCAGTTTATGTGTGGGGTTAAACACATATCTTTGAAAATCTTTGTTATCCCTCATTTCTCGAATGAAGTTCTTCGCCATTGACTTCCCAAGACCTTCCCACCGTTGCATGAGGTGGTCGTAGTCTCCCCACTCAGCCGTCTCGTTAACTCCGACTGGTTTGTAGGTGATTTCCATAAGCGTCACCCGATTTCTTTCAATCCGTTTTCAAGAGCGATAAGCTCTTTTTGTTTTGGCGTTTCACGAATTTCAAAGGGTGTGAAATCGTCGTAAGACAAATCTCTCAAGAATTGAACTGCTTTCTCAGCTTCAACGTGCTTGATATTTGTGTACTTAGTCACGTTAAATGCTTTCTTCAAACGTGAGTACATCAAGCGGATAAACTGACCTTTCTTGGAAGCGAATAAGTTGTCGCTAGGGTGTGTTTCCTGCTCATTGAAGTACATGTCTGCAAAAACACCGGCCTTGCTGAAGACAATGCTCTTGATTTTAGTCGCTTCACCGTCGTCGATGTGAACTTTCTTGTTAACTTCTTCAACCAGCAACTCGATGTCAGTGAGCTTTTGATTTGTCTTTTTAACATTTCTGTCCATTTCTTCTTTGATCCCGATAACTTCTTCCAAAAGTTGTTGGTTAACGGTGCTTTGGGCAACAAGATTCATAGCTTGTCTTTTCTGCATTTCGACTGTTTCAGCAAGCAAATTTTCTTTTTTCTTGTTCTTCTTACTCATTGATGATTTCTCCTTCTATGATTGTTCTTCCACTTTCTGGGATGATTTTGTTCATTTCATCAATCCAGTTTTCTGTGAGTGTTAGGATGTCTCTTAATTTCTCAATCTGAGCATCCTTGCCAATTCCTTGGATAAGGGTTTTAAATCTAAGCGGTGCCATCTTGTTATCAAAGAAATCTTCGAATTCTGACACTAGGTTACTGAGTGTAAAGATGTTAGAAACACTATTTTCTAGTTTTTCTTTGTCAGCTCGTAAGTGTTCGATTGACTCTTTCAAGGCTAGTGCTTCCGAGGTTTCTTTTTCAAGCATTTCGTAAGACGCTTCTTTAAGTCGCAAACTTCTTTTGACCGAATCAAGTTCGTCTGATAGGTCTTTGTTTTTGCCTAGAAGTTGCTTGTTAAGGTCTTGTGTAGCTTTATAATCGTCCGGAATGACTTCCTTCTCGATTACCTTTTCAGTGGTCTTTGTTTGTTTTACACGTTCCAACTCACCCTTGACCGCTTCTAATGCTTGGTCTTTGAGTTTGAGACGACGCTTGACCTCTTGCAATTCTCTGACCGTTGGTGATTCGCCTTGCTCGATTTTTTCAATTTGTTCTTGCTTTTCTTCCTCTGGAAGTGTTGCGATGAGGTAGAGGGCTTTCATTCCCAAATTTGTGTACGTTCCCAAATTTGGAATCTCGTCCGCTATTTTTATGAAGCGACTAGCTTCGGTTTTTGCGATTCCTAATCCTTCTACCCACTTTCCAAACTCTCCATGAGTTAGGTTATTTTCTTTGACGTGTTTCAACCGTCTACCAATTTCCCAAATCGATTGACCAGCTATTTGCTTGTGGTGGTTTATTTCTAATTCGATCTGCGCTAAATTGTCAGATAAGGTTATTTCTTGCATTTACTTTTCCTTTCTAAATTTGGTTTTCACACCACGCGCAATCCGATATAATAATTTCAGAAAGGGGGTGATTATATGGATAATTTAACGAATGACGCAAAATATCTTTTAATCTCAATGTATGCAAGATATCTTGAAAGACGCAAAGATGAAAATTCTAAAAAGGAAGCCAGAAATTTTCAAGGCATTGATTTTATCAAAGAAAACATTATGCCCGAATGGTCTGAAGAAGATATTCTTGATACTTGTTTTGAGTTAAAACGTCATGGTTATCTTAGCGGTCTAGTTGGCAATAATACTCTTTATTCCATCTGTCTTACGACCGAAGCCGTTGCAGCGCTCGAACTAAAATTTAAAGAACCTACTCTCAAAGAGAGGATTGAAAGTGTTCTTGACTTTGCGGCTAAGATTAAATCCGTTATTCCTTTTGCTTAGCTTTGTCAGCTAATGCTTTTTCTTTTAAAACATTAAGACCGAATGGATCTTCTTTGATTTCCAAGCAGGTTTTTTCAATCTGTTCAGCTTGGTTGATAAGTATTTCACGGTCTTTGTTTCTTGCCTTGAGTTCTGCGTCGATAGACTCAAGGCTTTTTGCGATGCGTTCTAATATTTCGTTCATGTGTTATCCTTTCTAATTTTGATATAATTGGCTTATCTTTGATGAAAGGAGAGACAAGCCATGATTGAAAATTTTGATGATTTCTTAGAAGCTAAGTATCCAGAAATTCGAAGCGGTATCAACGAATCTGTTAGCGAAGCTTTGAAATCACTTGTTGACAAAGGTATTGAGTTTGATAGTGAAGTTGTTGCTATTTCAAGTGCTATCGCATTCAATACAACTTGCGAGATTCTAAAGGCTTATGATTCATATGTGCAAGAGCACAAGAATCAATAGTATTCATTACAATCTCTAAAGCTTTATTAGCGTTTACCACTTTTGGTAGGCGCTTTTTTTGTCCAATATACGGATATCGTTTTGGTTTCATGTTTGCTCCTTTCATAATTTTAATTATGAAGTTCAAGCTCTTGAACTTTGTAGTTAAAAAAAAATTCTACAATCTCATTAGGTGAGATTTCTAATAGTTCAGCAGCTTTTGCAATTTCATCGTTTTTCCAACTTGACTTCCCGTTAATCTTAAACGAAAACGTTGTCGGAGTTAAGCCGATGGCTTTTGCGAAATCTTCTTGCGTTCCATATTTTTCAATGATACGCCCTTTTAATTTAGCGTAGTTAAATCTCATCGAGTTCTCCTTTCTAAGTTCAATCTCTTGAACTTTATGGTTTTATTTTAATCCTTCTCTTTTTATTTGTCAACAGTTTTTGTTCATTTTTTTGAACTTTTTTTAGATTTATCTTGAACTTTTTTATTTTCTACTATATAATGTACTCATAAAGGAAAAGGAAAAAATATGAAAAATACTACTGCTTCACGTTTGCAACAAGTGATGAGCGAACGAAATTTAAAACAAGTTGACGTAATTTCCCTTTCGAAAGTACACCAAAAGGAATTGGGCGTGAAACTTGGAAAGAGTGCTTTGTCTCAATATATCAACGGGAAATCAACACCAGATCAAGAAAAGTTGGTGCTGCTTGCTAGAACGTTGGGGGTATCTGAAGCGTGGCTCATGGGGTATGATGTCCCTATGACTAAAGATTCGCAACCAACCAACGCCCATGACATCAATGAAATCATAGCCAATGCAATGATGTTTGATGGCAAACCGCTTACGGATGACGATAAACGTGCCATTCGTGGCATAATTGCGGGCTATATGAGCAGCAAGGAGAAGTGAGGTGCTATGACTGAAAGTGAATTGCTTGAGCAGTTCGCCGTGTCTCTTTGTGAGTTTAGTTCTAACGAGTGGTCACGAAACGGGTTTATCGACCCTATAAACAGGGTTGTTTATATCAATGGGGATTTACCCCCAGAAACTCGTTTGAAGGTCATTCTGCACGAATTAGGGCACTTAGAACATAACTCTAAAGACTATGAGCGTTTGCGTGAGAAATACGAAGCTCAAGCCAATAGAGACATGATCCGTGGATTGCTCGAAAACGAATCCCTGGATGATTTTAACTACGTCCACTTTATGGAAAAATATAATCTCACCACTATTTGTGATGAGACTTTTGTAAAAAATGAATACCTAAAAATGATGAGGAATTGATATGAAACTTTTGAAAAAATACAAATGGTATATCTTAACAATTATTGTTTTATTCTGCCTTGGCTTAATGTTTGTGCCACGGTCTGGGAAGGAATCAAAGGAAACAAAACAGCTTAAAGCTGTCAAAGTAACAAAACACACCACAAAGTCAAGTAAACATAGTTCTTCTTCGACTTCAAAAGTTTCTAGCAGTTCAAGTTCAGAGCAACCGCAACAACCACAAGAACAGACGCAAACTGAATCTTCTCAAGCTCAGCAAGAACAACCTATTGACGGCGTAGGACCAACGCAATCACAAGTAGACCAAGCAACTGAACAATATGGCTATACGCCTGGATATGGCGGGGTCCCTTCCGATTCTCCTGAGGTAGCAAGAGAACAAGCAGACCAACAAGCACGCCAAAACTGGCACGATAGTCAAGTTGAGTGGGCTAGACAACAAGGACTCATGGATTAATAAAAACCAGCAAATCTTAAACGATAAACTGGATTTACAGCAAAGAAAAACAGCCAGATTGGAAGAACGCAAACTGACTGTAGAAGTTGAAACGATGGAAAAAGATGCTACCCTGAAAGATATGCAGCGTGAACTAGAAATAGAAAAAACTCGTCAAGAATTAGAATTACTAAAAAATGTAAGAGCCTTTGAAATAACTGTCGACTCTCCTAATGTCTCTTACGAAAACGTAGCCCAAACGCAAATGGATTTCGATGAGAATCAGGGTGAGGGATGATTTTTACAACTAGAATAAAAATTACAAAAGTTATTAAAATAATACCCCTGTCTAAAAAGAAAAGAGTGAGAGAAAAAATAGAATATAACAATAAATATCCCAAAAGGATTTGAATGTTTTTCATACCAACTCCTCCTCTTTGCTTTCTTAATTTGATTTTAGCAAAAACAAACTGTTTAGTAAAGGTAGACAAGGATGACCACCTAGTAAGACCTATTGCTATTTATTTCGAGGACTAAATAGATGTCCGTAGCTCTGATTAAAACACTCTCTTTTTAAATCGAGTTCTTCCTCGCCTGTTTTAATATCCATGCGGACTCTATCAGCAAATTCATTGTGGCGCAATTCCATTTCTTTTTTAGATTGCTCCATCTTTTGACGCTCTTGATTGATGTGAGTAAAAAAAGAAAACATATCATCGCCCTACCTTTCATCACTATTTTACAACGAACAATAGTAAAAAATCAACTGTTTCCATTTTGGAAACAACTCAAAAAATCCCCACACTCTCCGACGGCCATCTTTGAGTGTGAGGATATCCCGTATAGTAAAAGGCATTAAAAAGCCCTCTTTACTATACCCATTTTATCAAAAAAGTGAGGTAAATACAATGTGGGTGGAAGAATTACCAAACGGGAAATATAAATATTTCGAAAGATATAAGGACACTTACACTGAGAAGTGGAAACGGGTATCTGTAACGCTTAATAGTGGCTCAAATCGAGCAAAGAAAGAAGCTCAACGCTTGCTTGATGATAAGATAGCTGAGAAGATGGCTGGCTTAAACACTACCGACGCATCATTTAACGATGTGTTGAACGAGTGGTGGGAATTTCACAAGAAAGGCATTCGAAGGACTTCGATTAGTTCCATGACCAGCAATGTCAGGTATGTCGAAGAGAATTTCGCTGTAGATGTCAAAATAGCAAACATTGATACACACTATATCCAACGCTTTATCAACGATGCCGATGTTCCACGTTCAATCCTTGAGCGTGTTAAATCTATTTTAAACCTAACCTTCGATTACGCTTGCACTGTTGGTTATATTCCTAGCAATCCTGCAAGGCAAGCAAAACTTCCCAAGAAACAGCAAACGATGGAAGATTACGATAAGATAAGGAACAAGTTTCTAGAGATAGACACTGAACTACTTCCGCTACTTTCAGAATTACGAAAGCAAAAACGCACTTATAGAAATGCCATCCTTGCAGAGTTTCTCTTTGTCAGTGGTGCTCGAATCGGTGAAGCGGTAGCCCTTGAAACGTGCAACTACAGAAAAGAGGATGGATATCTTGATATTTTTGGCACTCTAGATAGTGTTCAGGGCTATAAGAGAGCTAAAAAAGAACCGCCTAAGACCCCAGCAGGCTACCGTAGCAACAAACTGACTAAACGTGAGATGGAATTGTTGGATGAAGCTATACAGATTCGGGATCTAAACAGGTCGCTATCAGACGATTGGGTGACCATGGATAGGGATTATATTTTTGTGACTGACAAGGGCGTACCACTTCAACGAAACTCATTTAACAACTCTATTCAAGCAGCTAACAAGCGACTAGATAAGCCAATTAACAAACCAATATCATCACATATCTTCAGGCATACGCTGGTCAGTTATCTAGCTGAGAATGGCGTCCCGTTAAAGGCTATCATGGATAGAGTTGGGCATGATGACAGTGATACAACGATGAAGATTTATACTCACGTCACCAACAAAATGAAGAATAAGGTAGTTGAAATCATTGATAACTTGCCCCTTTCTTGCCCCTTAGAATAAAAAAAGACCTATCTACCAAGGTTTAAACCTTGATATGATAGGCTTTTTCTTTAAATCTTATTTTACTGTGCGGGAAAGTTAAAGAAAACCTATTAAATAAGGTTATATGCGTGTAAGATATAGACGGTAAAACACTCATAAAGTTACTAAAGTTTACACTTATTGCCCCTTATTTGCCCCTTATTTATAAAAAGCCCGACATAAAGTCGGGGCAGTTCGAGAAATTTATCGAAATGACGCCAAGTATTTCATGACTATAGTATCACTTATCTATGGAAATCACAAATAAAAAAGAGCTATGAGATAACCTCGTAGCTCTTTGCCTATGATGGATAACTTAATTATACCAAATAAAAAAAGCCCCAGCAAGCGCTGAGGCTCGACCACTACTGCCATGGTATCCCTATTGCAGTGTGAGGGGAGGTGATATACTCCTTTTCGTTTTTTTAGTTTTCGTGGTCTGGTTTAATTACATATCTGTGCAATCATCCAAATACTGGTCTTCAACCCATTGAGCGCTGTCTGGGTGGTTGATTCGAGACCAGCCGTTTAGTTTCTCGTAAACACGGACTCGTGTGCCTGCCGGGAGAAATTCCTTGTCTTGGCTATCGATGCGAGGACCAGCTTCAACGTAGTAGTCAGTGGTAAGTGTGCCTTCATAGTAAGGTTTGTCTGACTTCTCTAAGCGTGTATTAACATCTAATTCACGCTCAAATTCGCTTTGGGCTGGTGCTGGAAGAGGTGTTCCGCTTTCACGGAAGACAATTTCACGAGGACGACCGTTTAGATCCCAAATATAATTATAGTCGTTTTCAGTCACACCGTCCATGCCATAGTTGCAATGGATAGCTGTGCTATCACTAGTCATAATCAATACGTGGCCAAACGCACCGAGCGAGCTTGAACCATCACGAGGTGCCCAAATTACCACATCTCCACGCTGGCCATCGAATGTGCCATCTACAGCGTCAAACACTTTTGCATAGCCAATTGCTGGTAGTGCTTGTTGAAGTGATTCTGTGTTGTTATTTAAGTTGATTTCGAGTGCATAGCTTACCGCTGATGAGCAGTCAAATTCGATGCGCCCATCTCCGTCAGCGTCATTTCCATAGCGGTCACCCATGTCATAGTGAACCGGGATTGATTGTAAGTGATACATACGTGCGATGCTTGATTCAATTTTACTCATTTTTAGTTCCTTCCTTCAATTAGTCTTGTTTTGGTTCGTGGTAGCCCAATGCTTGTTCGCTATCTCCAAGACCTTTAGTAGTAGGGTCTGTGACAATACCCAAGATTACCAAGATCACAACGAATGTATTCACACCCTCTTGGATATTGTGTGGAATCTCAAGTCCGAATTGTTGCAACATCAAAAAGATTGCTGAGATAAGAGCTACCAAAGTAG